CCTCGTCGGAGCCGTCCTCGTCGTCCTCTGGGTCAGCGGAGACGTGCACACGCTCTGCGAGCGCGGCGACCTTCTCGGCTGCCTCGGCGCGGGCCGTGGCGCGGTTCGCTGCCTCGGCGCGGATCATTTCGATCGCCTCTGCGATCGCGGTCAGAAGCACGACATCGTTGGTGCCTGCGTCGACGACCTCGTCGAACTCTGCGACGAGTTCTGCCTCGATCTTGGCGATGTCCTCATCGCTGATGTCCTTGATGTCTGCGGGAATCTGGGTGTTCATTTCGGTCGGTTCCTCGGGGTGTTTGGGTACGTAGGAAACTGCGACCGAGCGCGGCCCGGGCATCGCACCGTCGCGCTAGGCGTTCGACGGCTTGGTGTGACTGTATCACCGCTGTGCTCACTTTGGAAGCACTTGCGGAAACTTTCTAGGACTCGCGAACCTCGCCGCCGATCCTGTCGGCGTAGGCCTGTGCGGAGACAAGTGACGTGAACGTCCTGCCTGTGAACGATCCTGATCGCCACACCTGATACTTGCCTGCGCTTGTCGACGTGCGTGCGTCGGTTCCTGACTTCTTACGGCATCCGCATCCCATGATCATGCGCCTTTCACACGTGCGACAAGTGCTTGCACACGGTCGCGGTTGACACGGCGGGAGAGTTCCGCGATACGGGTCTGCTTTGATCGTCCGATGCGTTCTGCGATCAGATCGACTGTGAGGTCGGTCGGGAGGCCGTTGAACGCCGGCAAGGAGAGAGATGCGACGAGGCCTTCGGCTTCTTTCACTCTGATCTTCGGGAATCCGGGCACGTTGACGGCGAGGATCGCGACGAGTTCGAGGTTGCCGCCGATGCGTCGCCAGTCGCCTGACACGTCAGATGCCATCAAGGTTCGCACGATCACAGGGTCGAGGCCGGGTCGGAGCGCGCCGGTAACCCAGATCCCATACTCGTCTTCGCCGATCGTCACGTCGACGACAGCGGTTGCTGTGTTGTCATAGTGGGCGGCGGTTTGAGAGGCGTTCGCGCTGTGCGGTGCGTGGTTTCCGTTGAGGGTGATCTGTCCGACTGGCTTGCGTGTGTTGTCGTCGAGAATGATCTCGCCGGTGAGGAAGTGCGCATAGTTCGTGATGCTTGCAGGCGGTTCGACACAGCGATCAGCGAATCCGACGTGGCAAGTACCCCAGACGGCGAGGTGCCCGTAGACGTGTCCGTCGTCGTCGACGGTCATCGGGGTGGGGGCCGTGAGGTTCGGGTTGGTGAACCATGAGGCGGGCGGGATCACAGGAGAAGCGGGCATCTCGCCTGATGCGACGATCGACCCACGCTTGTCGCGTGACTCCATCTGCTTCTTCACCTTGTTTGCCCATGCCATACCGGGATCGCCGCCCCACAGGGCCCATGCGATGCGCCCGGCACTTGGATACCCGTCCTCGCCGGTCGACCAGCCCTGTCCTTGCTTGTCGACTTCGTGACGAGCGAAGTAGGAAACCATGCGGTTGATCGTTGTCGGTGAGAGGGCCTTGCCGTTCTTGATGTCTCGTGCACGTGCCACACCGACCTCGGTGCCTCCGCGCCCGTGTTCGTCACGCCATGCGAGGCCTCGTTCTGCTTCGTCGCGTGCTGCTTGCGGCGGGGTGAAGTCGATGTCGTCGTAGGAGGCGAACGTCTGCATCCACCCGGTCACGGTGTCGAGGATCATCGTCGAGGCGGTCAGGGCCGCGATCGACTCGATGAACGCTTCTTGGAAGGCCGGGAACGGCACGACGGTTGCGCCCATGATCCGTGCAGAGGTCACTCGGATCTTCATGTCTTCGATCGGCACGACGGTGTTGCCTTCGTTGTCGACTTCCTCGACCGGCATTTCGGGCATCGGCGGGACGACGACTTCGTACTGCATCGCATCAAGGTCGACGGATACTCCGCGCAGTTCGCCTTTGCGCACAAGGTTCTGGAGGCGCATGACTTCAGGATCGTCGGTTTGCACGAACGTGCCGTAGGCGTGCAGTTCGCGGCCCTTGCGCTCGATCCTGCCAAGGTTGCCGATCAGGACCGCGTTCATGTGTCCCTCGGTCGTGCGATCGGTCGCCATCAGAGGCAGCGGGAGGTCACGCCAGCCGAGCGCGCCTTCCTCTATGTACCGTCCGTCGCCTGTCCACACGCCTTCGACGACGAGCATCGTGTGAAACTCCTCGCCTTCCATCGGTGCGCCTTCCTCGGGCATCTCTGCCTCTGGCATCATTTCGTCGTCCTCGATCTCGATCTCGATCGACACGTTGGACAGCGTGTTGCTGGTTGTGGATGTCATGCTTGCTGCACCTTTCATGTCGCCGGGCGACATCGCCTCGATACCGAGATCCTTGTATTCACGACGAGCGTCTGGATCGTTGTCGACCGCTGTTGTCACGTCGTAAGTTTCGAGCAGTCGTTCTGCCTCTGCACGCTTGAACGCCGGCACGTGTTGGTTCTCGTCCTTGCGCATGATCAGAGTGTGACTGCGCAAACCTGCTTCTGACAAGGCATTTGCCGTGCTTTCCCTGTCTGCTTCGAGGCGACCCGTGACCACGAACATACGGCCCGGCAGAGCGTTCACTGCTTCGACTCGACCTTCGATCGGGGTGTTGTCACGTCCTAGAAGTGTTCCGTCGATGTCGACGATGATCGCAGGATCACCGCCGGCGACGAACTGATCGTCGATGATCGGAACTATCTGGAAACGCACTCGAGGTACAGTACCATCGTCTGTGCTCGCCGGGTTGATGTCACGTTCGAGTGAGCCGCAATAAGCCTCTGGGTTGCGCTTGTCCTTGTTCTTGCGCACGCAGTCGTCGAAGTCCTTGTAGGGGCCGAGGGGCATGCGGGCAGTCTACTCTGGTCGTGCTTTCTTAGGGCGATGAAGTCGTCGCACGTGCGTCGATCGGAAGTCGCGATGCTTCTCGTACCCGATGCGTCCTCCCCACGCTGCGATCGAGCCGTCTCGGTTGAGGCCTCGCATGGTGAACCGGCCCCGCTCACCCCACACGCCGAATACGTCGCCTGTGGAGAGGGGGCCGGCCTCCGTGATGATCGTGTCAGGCGCGGTTGTAGTGGGATCGGCTGTGTCGGACGGGCTTGTACCGATCGCGTCCTGCGGGGTGGGATCGACGTGCACGCAGACGACCATAGCGTGCGCTGTCTGCACGCTCTGAGTAGATCCCGCATGCGTGCCCGGCGAGGAAGGTGGAGATGATGATCAGTGCGAACACGCCGTCGATGCTGTTGCTTGCGGTTTCCATTACTTCGACCTCTTACGGCTCGAGCCGACCCACCGACCGTAGACAACCGTCTTGCCTCTGACGATCCTCATCTCCCACTCGGTTCCCGGGTAGTTCTTGGCGTAGGTGGTGCGGTTCGACCACTTGCGCTCGCCTGAGTACCGCTTGTAGACGGCCCAGACCCCGGGCCGGGACTTTATGATCTCCACGAACTCTGCGGTGCTTGCGTAGGCCTCGCGGCTGTGCGGCAGTCGCGTCACCCACTCCACTTTGCTGTCCTTCGTCACTGTTCTGCTCCTTGTGCTGTTGTTGTTTGTCGAGAGGCGGTCGCCTCACGATCCTGTGAGCGATCGTCTGCTGCGGTTTGCGCGACGATCACGACCTTGTTGGGCATCACACGCACCACTCGCTTGTTTGCGAGTGTGAGGCGCACGAACATGCCTCTGTCGACGTGCACGACTCTGATCCAGACCTGCGGGTTCGTGCCGGTGTAGGGCTCACCGTTGTGCGTTGCGATGAGTGCGCCGGCCCTCACTTTGTTTGCGCGGATTCGTCCTGCGGTGATCATCTCAGATCTTCGCTTCGACGTACTCGATGACAAACGTGCTGATCTTGTCCATCTCGGACGCTTCGATCGTCGTGTGCTTTGCTTGCCCACCGTCGAGGATCAGGCCTCGCGTGCCGCGAGTGATGAACGTCCCGAGGTGATACTGGAAGCACGCCCAACCGAGACGAAACTCGAGCAGGTGTCGGTCGCTGTTGTTCACCGCTGACCGCCCGTAGTTGTCACCGGGCCGGACGATCACAACCTGAACAGGATCGCCCGATGTTGTTTGCGTGTCGAACCTGAGCGCGCTCATCGTGCACACTGCGCATTCCAGATCGAAGTGATCTGCTCACGGATGCCCTTGAGGTACTTGACGTGTTCGATGTCACCGATGCGACGTGCGACCGTGATCGAGTCGTTGATGTTCTTCAGAACCTCTGTCGGGTCGGACATCGGTTCGTTGACTGTGCTGTTGGTTGTTGCCATACCGACATCGTAAGACCCGACCCGGGTCGGGGTCAACCATTACTCGGCTGACACGTCCTCGATCGTCATCGGGCCTTCATACTTCTGAGGTTCCGGCCCCCAAAGATCGTCGACTGTGGCTCGAGCCGCAGCGTCTCGCGGTCGGAACAGAATCCCGTGATCGCCTCGCAGCGGGAGTCGATGATCGGCCCCACCGAGGTCGAGTGCGCCGGGGATTCCGTCGGGGAAGGCATCGCACGCCCACTCCTCGGGCCGGAAACGAGAACAGTAGTTGCACATGGGCGGGGCTGTTGTGGTCATGGTGCTGCTGCCTCTTTGATTCTGTCTTTGAGCGACTTGATCGTCGTCTTCCATCCAGTGGGGCGAGCAGTGATCCCGTTGTTGTCGAGGATGCGCTCGATGTTCTCCATCGACGTTAGCGCATCAGTCGCGTTGCTTACAAGGTCGTCGCCAAGAGCGACGAGCGATCGCGCTGCCTCATCGAGTGCGTTGATGATCCCTCGAGCCGGCGTGTCAAGGCCTTTGTGACGTGCGAGGAACGACTCTGTGAACGACTCAAACTCGTTCTTAGCGCCGTATCGTGATCCCCATCCCGGCATGTTCTTCTTGCCGTACAGTCGCGTCAACCAGTCGCGAAGGTCTGTGTATGTGCCGAACTTGCCGATCGTGCCCGGCCCAAGTGCCGCTACCGGGCGCTTCGGGTTCAGGGTCTTAGCAACATCGCGTACTTGTCGCGTGAGCAGTCCGTCGTAGATGTGTCCGAACTCGTGAGTCATCAAGTCGAACGGTGTCTCGTAGAACGACCATCCATCCTTGAAACCTGATGCACATGACTTTGCCCACGCCTCATAGTTGCGGCCCCATTCAGGGTTGATCCCGATAATGCCTTGCCCACTCGATGTCGCTCGCGACGTGTAGGCGTGTGCGTAGGTGTTTCGTCCGAAGGCGTATTTCTCGACCTTCTTGCCGTTGGCGAGCACATGGTCAGCGTCTTGACTTCCGACATAAGTCATGCGTGCCCACTGTTCGGGGTACGACTTCGCCATGTCGTCTGCCCAGTCGGCGATCATGTCCATCGAGCGAGGATCGAAGTCATCCATGCCTTCCCACGCGACGTGGGCGTGTGTTTGCCGCAGATGTGCAACACCTTGCGACGCTGACTCGAAAGGTGCCCGACCTGTTGCTACTGATGTGGGTTTCGCAGTCGTGACCGGCTTCTCGCGTGTGACGATCGAGCCGTCTCGCCGTGTATCTCCCTCGAAATGGTAGAGCGTTGTGCACCGGCACTGGATCACTTCTTTCGCTGGTGCGCCCGGCTGACGTGTGAACATCAGTTGGGCAGACCCGACATCGAACGGTTGATCGAACGGCCTGACCTGACCGTCTGCCTCACGGTGGGACTTGCGTGTGCGGGGGCCGCCCGTCGCGAGCCACTCTTTCTCTACTGGCCCGTACTCTCCGAGCGCAAGCATGCCGTCGTAGTCGCCCTGCGAGTACGCCATCCCGACTTCGGTGCGTGCGACGACATCAGCGCGGAACTCTGAGAAGCCGGCGACTTGTTCGATGCCTTTCTTCAGATCTTCGACGGAATCTCCTGCTGCGATCGACTTTGAGGTCTTGTCGCGGATCATGTTGTAGACGGTATCTCCCACGCTGACGAGGCGGTTGGTTGACGTTGCTGCGTACTCGACTGCTTGCGTGTTGATCACGTTTGCCCATCCTCGTATCTCGTCAGGCGGGACTTGATCGGTGGTCGGTGCGTAGGTGTATGCGCTGATCGCGCCCGACATGTAGATGCGTTCTAGTTCAGGCACGAGATCCGTGTTGACGATGACTTTCCATCGTGGGACGATCGACTCGAACACGAACACGTCACCAGTCGCCGCTGTGATCACGTCATCTTCGTGAAGTGTGCCGATGAACTGGTTGTACGCCTCGCGCACGATCTTCGTGAGACGGCGCGCAAGAAGATCAGCGAGGTTCTGCTCCTGCTCGATCAGCCATGCCTCGACGGCATCGCGGTTCTGCGGGTCAGGCAGTGCCGAGGGCGACGGCGAGGCGACCATGCCTGTGCTCTTGTCCTGCGGCGAGTAGGGCCCGGGTGTACGTGTCGAGCACGTCGATCAGATCGGTTGCGTCGTAGCCGTACCGTTCAGCAACGTCGGGCACAAGCGTCCACGCACCGTCGAGCAGTGTTGTGAGATCGGTGTGCGCGGTCGCGTCGATGATCGTGTGCAGACGTGACGGGTCGGGACAGTCGATCGCGGCTGCTCCTCCTGCCATGCCTTTGCCGGCAGCGGAACGAAGGCGGGCACCGGCGCGTTCGAGGGCTCTGTGCACGATGATGTCGCACGCAGCAAGCAGGGCTGCGCTCACGCTTGTCGGTTGTGTCGCCGGCAAGGCACGTTCTGGAGCCTGTATTTCTGGGGCGGGTGCAGGGGCCGGCGCTTCGACTGGCACCGGGACGGGCACGTCAACGATGTCGAGTTCGGAAAGAAGTGTCGGGGCAAGGGTTGGGACTTTCTCGATCAGCGACAAGATGATGCGGTCACGCTTCTCGTCGTCTGTCGGGAGATCCTCGACCGACAGGCCCATCTCTCGCAGCAGTGCGACGTTCGACAACTCGAAGCGATCGTAGGCCTCGAGCGCGGAGGAGGTGCGGTCGGGACGTGTGCGCAGATCGGATGTGTCGTACCAGACGACTGCTTCGTCGGGATCGAAACCTTCTGCGGCAAGGGCCGGACGCAAGAACCCGAGTGTGAGGGCATGCACGACTGTCTCGGACAGCGGTTCGACGTGCATCGTGATCGCTTCTTCTTGTACCTGCCATGCACCCCAGTGGTTCATCGCGCCTGTCCCGGTCAGGATCTCGGGCGGTATGTCGAGGCCGAGTGCGAGACGCTTGATCGCCTGATCGAGAAGGCTCTGCACACGATCGTCAAACGGTGTGGCGAAAGACAGGTGCTTGATCTTGTCGACAAGTTCGCCGGGCACCTTGATCACGAGGGGAACGACAGAGGCAGCCGATCCGCGATCGTTCAGCGGGACAGTCATCGCGTCGACGAGGGTGTCGACGAACGTGTCCTCGGGGGCTGTGATGTCTTCGTCGTCAGGATCGACACCTGCCGACAACTGTGGGCCCTGTCCCGGGGGGAACACGGCCTCGGACGGGATCGCAAGGAGGCCGGCCCCTGCGAGACGTGACTGTGCGGTTGCTTGGATGTGCTTTGAGAGAAGGTCGATCTCGCGCAGCACGGTCAATACGCCTCGGGTCGGTGCGTCTGGTTGCCATGATCGGCGTGGGTGTCTGCGCCAGATGCGCATCACGACAGCGTTGGGATGAACGGGTCGCCATTCGCGCTCTGCGACTCTGATCTCGATCTGATCCTCGCGTGACCTGATCTCGTCGGTCGAGAGAACTTCCCATGAGGTAAACGTGTCGCTGATCGGATCACCGAGGGGTGGTTCGACGACTAGCCAGCCGATGCCGGCGACTGACAGGTGCAAACCGAAAGAGGACATGAGTTGCCCGTACCCTGCCGGGCCGCCTGCCATCGTTGACACGATCTCGATCGCACGTCGCTGTCCCGGGGTCAACGTCGTGTCGTCAGGGTCGAGGAGGGTGGGTTCGTCACCTGTCATGCGGGGCGGCATCGCGGCGGCGAGGTTGACACGGGACATCGCGTTCGCGATCCAGTTGATCCCGAACCTCAACTCACCGATGTCGTCGTAGTAGTCCCACGCAAGGTTCTGCCACGTGTGGTGTGACACGATGTTTGCCCGTCGCACTTCGGCGTTCGGAGAAACCATGATCTGTGCTGCTGCGACAAGAGAGTTGGTTGCAGGCAGGCGGGAGCGTCGACGGCGGTCAGGCATCGTGCTTACGATACCAGACTTGTGCTGTGCGTGTGCCCGACTCGGGTTGCGTCAGTCGGGATGACTCTTGCTAGATCCGATCACTCTTGCTAGATCCGGGTCGACTCTTTCTGGTGAGGCGTGAATCTTCGAGATGCGGCCTGACTCTTAGCGGATCTTGCTGACTCTCAAGAGTCAGTTGGATGTTCTCGGAGTCGCAAGATGTCGATCAGGTCGTCTGCCTGCGCCTGTGCATCGTGCAGAGCGTGGTGGGGTATCAGCGGGTCGTGTAAGACGCGCTCCGGCCCCCAACCGCCTGATCGTGTCGCCCCAAACCTCATCGACCGCAAGCACAGCGTCCTGTGAGAGAACGGGATCGGGTAGCCGGCGTGCATGAACAGTCGGTCGATCCACGGGCGATCGAAGGAGACAGGGTTCCCGACGAACACTCGGTCGCTGAACGCCGGGCACACGTCCTCGACGAAATCCATGATCCGCTCGGCTGCTGTCACTTCGGGCAGTCGTTCGATCGACGTGTCGCGCCACGCTGCGTCTTGTGCTTGCTGATTCTGACGCAACCACCACGACAGCGTGCTTGCGTGATCGTGGATCGTCTTGAACCACTCGGAGTAGACGTGCGTGCAGTCGATCGCGACATGCAAACCGGGTCCATACTGTTCGGCTTCATCCCACAGGAAGCCGGCAGCGAAGGTCGCGGGTACTACGACAGGTTGGATACCGACGGTCAGAAGTTCACCGTCGAAGGGTGAGGTCGAGGTCGTTTCCACGTCGACCGAGAAGAACACAGGATGGGCTGTTGGGTTTGTCATGGGATCAGTATGAGGCAAGGGTGTTGCAGGGTTCAGTCCCACCACGTCTCAGGCCACACGAGGCACGGGTGCCGGCCCGTTCTGATCGCAAGCGAGTCGGCTCGATAGATGCTGAGGTCACACGACCGCCCGTTGCGCCACTTGTTGATCGTCGAGCGGCCCACACCGAGGGCAGCGCCGATGGTTTCGTCGTCGAGGTCGTCGTCGAACAGGTCGAGCAGGCGACGCGCATCAAAGGTCTTGCTCGGTTTGCCCATCGTGGGCACCGAATCTACCAGAACGGGCATCCGGCCCTGAGTGCATCGAGGAACCTGTCGACCAAGTGTTCTGCGACACGATCGCGGTCGCCTTTCGGGAACAGGTCGTGCCATGCGGTCGTCATCGACCCGTGTTCGAGGTTGTATTGCTTGGCGGCGTTGTCCACACACCGGCGCATCGCCTTGATCCCGAGGTCACGGTTGAACTCTCCGCGGTTGTGCTTGCGGGCGAGCGTGCGGCATACCGGCAGGTAGTAGGCGTGCCATGCTGCGTTGTCGTTCTCGAGGTACAACTGCAACTCGATCGCCTCGTGTGAGTATCTGTCGACGTTGATCATGCCTTCCACCCTTGGTTGCTTGCTCGCCATGAGGCCGGTGCGTGATCCGCTTCGATCGCTGCCTTGTGTTCAGGCGACTCGTACACCCTGATCAGATGGAGGCACGGTTCGTCCTCGGAGGCCTCGTCGTCTGACATCGGGAGGCCGTCGTGGGTTTCACAGACGACAGGGCTGCACCATCCGTGCCGCCAGCCGTAGTGCGCCCACTCGTCGAAAGTCATGTGCACGCCGTTGAGGGGGCCGTCGTCCGGCACGATCGAGGCCTGTGATCCCTCGAACTCGACACCTTCAAGGTCGATCGGGTTGGTGCTTGCGACTTCGGCGATGTCGATCGCGTCAGAACCGCTGTCTGCCTCGATGTTGTACCGCTTGGTCATGTGGACGTTGTAGGTGGTCACTTGTTTGCTCCGTTCTCTGTGATGCGGTCAAGGGTGGCGACGATGATCGTGTTCCAGTAGTGCTTCCAGAAGTTGTCACTCGCGATGCAGTCGTTTGCGATCTGCAACAGGTCCTCCTGTGTGCACGTGCGCAGAAACTCTGCGACGTTCGTGCCGTTCTCGTGCGTGTGCCCGGCGAGTGTCGTCGACTCGTGGCCTTCTTCGCGCAGTGTGTCAGGGTCAAACCCGACGCTGAACTGCCATCGGGGATCGTGAAAGTCGGTCATGCCGGCTCCTTTGTGCTGTTGAGATCGTGAGTATGACATCCGACGACGACATGCGCAAGCATCATTCTTCTTCGCTGTTCTCGTTGCAGTCACAGAAGCAGTCGTCGGGACAGTTCTCGTGATGGCACTCGACACAGAACACCGAGGCGTAGTCGCAGTATGAGCACGGTTCGATGCTCGTCGGTCGACATGTGCAACGGTCAAGCATCGCCGGCCCCTTTGTTCTGTGCGATCAGTTCGTTGATCAAGTCGTCGACCTTCCATCGTGCCGGGTCGATCTTGCGCCCGATCTGTCTGTCCCATGCGTCTGCGTGGGTTTGTGCGTCCACGAGGGCCTTGTGCGCGTCGACGAGTCGTTCCATCATGCGATCGAGGTGTGTCATGCCGGCACCTTGATCATGTTTCCACCGTCGTCATCGAACTCGAGGTCGATCGAGGACAGGCAAATGAACGTGCCGGCCCGGGTTCGGAACCACTCGTGCCCCTCGTCCTCGACGTGTTCGGGAGGGTTGGTGACGTGCACAGCGCCGTCGAGCACGGTGCCTTCGTACCAGATGTTCACGTTCATGCGGTGGTCTGGGAGGCAGTCGTCGATCGCGAACTGTCGGATACGCCATGTCATCGAGTGCCGTCCATTTCGTCGATGATCAGCCACGACAGAAACGCACCAAGCACGGTCGCGCCCACGCCGGCAAGCAGGTCGCTGTACGACTTGACTTCCCGGTCGTACACGAAACATGACAGCGGGATAGTCAGGACGATCCCGTACATCTTGATCTTCTGTTTCATCGGTACACCACCTCGTAGTCGTAGATCTCGAACGAGTGATCGGTCGATCCGATCATCGCTTTCAGTTCGTCCTCACCGCCGAAGCAGTAGTAGACGATCTCGTCGTCCGGCACACCGAAGGAGTCCATGTCCTTGTCCTCGTCGTACTGTCCGAACGACACGTAGTTGGTCACGATCTCCTCGGTCCCGAACCACCGCATCTTGACGACCGCACCGACAGCGATGCGCACGTCGATCGCGCCCACTGTGCGCCACGTGTCGATCGCCCGCTGGATGTGCGTGCGCAAACCCGCCGGCATGTCGAGTGTCACGATCGTGCACGTCCCGACCACGGTGATCACGTCGATGTCGTAGGCCGGCACGTCGTCGATGTCTGTCGGTGCGTCGATGAAGATGAGTCGACGGGTCGCGTCGATCTCGACTTGCTGTACCAACATCAGTTGACCTCCTGCATCATCACGCACGTCTCCGTCTGTGCGCCTTGTGCACTCTGGTGATCGTCGATCCATGCGTCCTGCTCAGGCGTGATCTCGTGCCAGCCCTTGATCCAGTATCCGCTGTTGTTGAGGAAGTCGTACTGCTCGTCAGGGGTGAGGGCGGGCCACGTGTCGCACGGGAACTCGTCGTCGGGGATCGAGAACACGTCGATCTTGTCGTATGCCGGCCCCCCGTCGGGGTACACGACTTTCGTCGTCGACTGGAATGTGCGCTTGCTCATGGGCGGTACTTCTCTCCGCAGGATGCGCACACGAACGTCGTGTCGGTCGTGAAGTTCCAATACTTCACGCCGCAGAAGCACTTGGTCACGCCTTCGACGGGCCGGCCTGCGCACTTCACGACCTCGACGCACGGGAGGCACAGGTGGTGCTCACCGACCTGTTCGTATCCGCGCACCTTCGCGAAGTTGAGTGCGTTCTCCTCGTTGCTCCATCCGACCGTGTCGGCGCGATGACAACGATCGCACCTGACTTGGTGTTGGGTAATGACTGACATGTGACTGTCTCCTTGTTGTGCTGTTGGTTCGCTGATCGTAAGACCCGATCCGGGTCGGGATCAACCGTTGATGATCGAGTACGGGGCCCGGTCGTGCAGGGGGTACACGTCCGGGCCCCGACTCATCCCGCCCTGTGAGGGGGAGGGGCGGTGGTTTCCCGTCAGATGACGGAGATCAGTGCGCGTCTGCTGCGTTCTAAGGCGCGAGACGATCGTCGGGTGGGTGCGCATAGGGGCCGGATCAGTCTCTACTCGCACGCTTCGACTGTGACGTTGACGACGGCATACTCGGACGGGATCTCGGCTCCCCAGATCTTGACGAGTTCTTTCTCGGCGCGATCGCTGACGACGTTGTGATCGAGGTCAGGTGTGGTCGAGACGATGGTGTATGTGATCGAGCCGCTGGTCGCTGACACGAACTCGACAAGGTAGTGGAATGACGGGGCACTCATCACTTCACCTCCATGATCACCGGCGACTTGGCGAGTGAGAACATCGTCGTATTGTCGACCTGACCGAAGATCGTGATGTCGTAGGGCCGCACCTCATCGTTGACCTGCCAGTACGTCACTTCCATCCCGTTCGACAGAACGTAGGCACCGATGCCGAACTGTGCGCGGTCGAGATCATCGGTCGTGATGTTGGCGTAGAACGCAAGGTGAAACAGGGCCTCATCGCGAGTGAGTGATCGCCATGACACGACTGTCGTGTTCGGGTCGATCCCTGCTTGCTCGATGAAGTGCGGGGTGAGTGTGTAGTTGATCTGTGCTGTTGTCATGGATGTGATCATCACACCTGACCCGGGTCGGGGTCAACCATCTCGTGATCGTCGACAAGTCGAACCTCAGACGGCGGCAGGCCGGCATTACAGCAGGCGAGCAGAGGTGCGTCGCTTGCGTTCTAAGGCCCGATCCCCGGTGGGGGTGGGGTTAGGTGGGGGGCCGGTCAGTCCTCGCGTACTGCGATCGGTGGGAACTCGAAGTTGACGACCTTGGCGGCTCGCAAGGAGGCGACGATGATGTCGTCGACCTTGTAGCCCCACGAGTGGGACGTGTCGGTGTACCCGTTGATCTGATGCCAGCCGGTGACCCTGATGCGCCACCGCTTCTCAGCGACGTACCTGAGGCACTCGTAGAAGTGTCGCCCGTGGGCACCTTCTCGATCCTTGTGGGTCGTGTGCAGCGCGCCGTGGACGAGTTCGTGCGCAAGCACGTTCCACACCCACTCACCTCCGACCACGCCGGCCTTGCCTCCCGTCTCGTACTTGCCGAGGACGATGCGTGCCCGTGATCGACTGCCGAGGCCGGACGCACCGACGTAGTGCTGTCGGGCGACTGCGATGTCGATGCGAGGTCGCCCGCCGAGTCGTCGCCCGACGTGTTCCTCGATCAACTTCCAGATGCGATCGGCCTCGGTGTCGAAGATGCGTTGACGTTGCCGGGCCCGTGCCTCGGCTGCCTTCTCGGGCGCACGCTTGCTTGCCGCGACCGCCCTCGCCTTCTTCTCCTTCTCGGCCTGCTTGACCTTCGCGGCTGCTCGCGCTGCTTCGAGGCGTGGGGCGATGCGTTCGACCAGCACACCCTTCTTCCCAGAGCACGGCAGACAGTATCGTCGCACGTCGTTCTTGCGGGGCCGCTCGGGTGCGAGAAGCCCGTGCCCACAGTCGGGGCACTTCCATCTTGTCTGACTCACGATCAGCCCTCGACGTTCGCCCGGGTCTTGTTCTTGCTGTGAACTGTCTTGATGCGGTCGAGGTGGAAGGATCGGAACATCTCGTGGCCTTGGGGCCCGCCGTAGAAGGTGCCGCTGCCGTCGCCGTCGAAGACCTCGACGAAACGGAACCTTCCGCGCTCGTTCCGAATGCTCACCTCGGTGCCGCGATCAAGGATGCGTCCATGCACCTTCATCGTTGCTCCTTTGGGTTGCTGTTGGGTTGTGTGTGGAGTCGATGGCTCGATCCCACGTTGTTAGTGTATCACCTCTGTCAACCACCCGGATTTCTTGACCGTCGAGTTAGACCCTATTTCGTTGACTATTTCGCGGTGTTCAGGTGTCGAGACGTTTCTCGACGGTTGCGATGAGGCCGGTCGCGGCTGACAGGGCGAGTGCGTGCACAGCGATGTCGATGATCGTCGTGTCGGTCGTCATCACGATCGAGGAGAGGGCCGGCGCGATCCAGATCGACAGACACCAGTCGCATGTGATCAGGTAGCCGAAGAAGTCGGATCGGGCGATCAGCGCCTCGCGTATGCGTTCGGTGATCTTGTCTGCGGTGAACAGGCGGGTGAGGCGATACGTCGCAAGAGACGCGACGAGAAGGCGGTATGCGGTCATCGTGTAAGCCACCACAGGACGACGGCGACGTAGGAGACGCAGACGACGATCGAGCCGGCAAGAAGAAGCATCGGTGGAACTTTCATGCGAGGAGCGCGACTGCGAATAGGACGATGATCAGGTACGCGATCCAGACGCGGGTCTTCTTGTCGTCGTACTTGTAGTCGTTCGGGTCGTGGTAATACGGGCCTCTCATCAGATCCTCCTTTGCGTTGGTGAGGAGACAGTAGCACGTGCGACGGGGTGTGCAAGCAAGAGGGAGGCGATCGCGTGCACGAGCGCGTCCATGCGGTCAGGTGACTTCGACTCGCCGGGCACCCAAGAGATCATCTGGGACTCAAGCATCGGGAAGAAGCCGGCGTGGTGGACGAGTTTGCGTTCGTACAGCGCGGAGACAGGTTCGGCTCGAGCCGCCTTCGAGTGTCGTGCGCTGATCTTCTCGACTCGCAGGTTCGGGTCGACGGCGTGGATGGTGGCCCGCACCATGTCTCCTCCTTGGTTGGATTCGACGATCACGCGCTCGGCTTTCCATCGTCGGGCGGCTGACGCGACTGCGGCACCCCATTCTTCGGGTCTGCCTGTCGTGCTTGCATCCTCAAGGATGACGGCTCGATCGACTCCGGCTCTGCCGTTGATCGGGGCTGCTGCGACAACGATGCCGCACTCGGCGGTTTCTGCGGGTGGGTCGACGGCGACGATGATGCGCCACGGGCGACGGTCGATCGTTGGGGGCCGGCCCTCGGCTTCTAGCCAGCCGTTGATCGCTCGGTAGGGCTCCTTGATGTCGAACCCGTCGAGGCGTGTTGCGTCGATCATGCGTTCTACCCAGAGTGCGCCTTCGATGTCGTCCAACCACTCAGCGTGAAGTTCCTGTCTGCCGATGCGTGTGCCTTCGTAGCGTGCAAGCACGTCGTCGACGAATCCGGGCGCGAGGTTTGCCACGTTGTCATAGGTAGAGCCTGTCGTGACGATCGTGTCGGGCCGCTGTGACAGGGCACGGAGCCAGCGGGCGGGTTTCGGGGTGCCTGTCATCATCGCCCACGGGGTCTTGCCGAGACGCAAACCGAGCAGCAGGTTTGAGAGGGCTTCTTCGCCTCGTACCCATGAGGCCGGTTCGTCTCCCCATGCCCACTCGTGCTGGGGCCCGCGCAAGCGTTCGGGTTCTTCGGCTGAGAACAGGGTTGCGATCGCACCGTTGTGGAAGGTGATGCGCCTCTTGGACGGTTCGTAGACGGGTCGCTGTGAGGCGGGGAACACGGACAGTAGGCCTGACTCGCCTTCGACCATAACGTCGCGCACGTCGGCTGCTGTCGGGCCTACGAGGGCGATCCTGCCGGCGTGTTCGATCATCTCGCGGGTTGTCTCTGCGCCTGTCTTGGTCTTACCGAATCCGCGGCCCGCGATCAGCATCCAGATTCGGTGTGACACGCCCATGCCTTCGGGCCGGCGTTGGTTGGGGCGACACCAGAACGACCACATGTAGGCGAGGAACTCCTCTGCCTCGGGGGTGAGGTCTTTGCGGATGCTGTCGATCTCGCCCGAGATGATCGCTTTCTCAGCGTCGGAAAGGGCTTCCCACGGGCGGTTGAGGATCGTCACTTGGCGACAGAAAGTTTGCGCGCCTGTGGTTTCTTGTCCTCGACGGGTGTCTCGTCCACGTCGATCACGGTGCGTTCACGGATACGGGCGATGCGTTCGTCGAGCATGAGGGCGATGTCCGATCGGGTTGTCGGGGTGTCGCGGTCGATGCCTTCGATCTCGACTGTCTCGTGCCGGCCCCATTTGCGCGGGTTGGTGCGTTCGAGGAACCATGCGGCTGCTTGCCATGATCCGTTCTGGGCGGCGTTCTGGATCAGGGTGACGTTGCGGATCGTTGCGTCGGCCCGGGCCTTTAGTAGAGCCTGACAGAACTGTCCGTACTGTCGTTCTTGATCGGTGAGTTCGTACCCGTGTTCTTCGGCTGCAAGCGCGTCTCTGCCTTTCTGCATCCAGCGGTAGAGGGTTCGTTCGCTGATGCCGGCGTAGGCTGCTGCGTCGTCGAGGTAGGAGCCGCCTCGGACTGCTGAGATGATGCGTTCCTCGATGTCGCGTGTGAGGGCGGTGGGTCTGCCGCCTTTGTTGACGATCGCGGGTGTCACGGCCTTCTTGGGTCGTGGTTTGCGTGTGGTTGTCTTGCTCGGGGCTTTGTTTGCCGCCATGCTTTCATCCTAGTGATGGGCGTGCGTGACTGATAGAGAGGAACTCGGCTCGAGCCGCTGAGTCGTTGTGGAGTACGCCTGTCATGCAGGACGTGATCATCGTGCCGGCGGCTTGGATTCCGCGTGCTTGCATGCAGGAGTGGTGTCCTGTGATCACTACGCCTACGCCTGCGGGGTCGAGGTGGGTTTCGATCGCTGTGGCGATCTGGTTGGTCATGCGTTCCTGCACTTGGAGGCGTTTCGCGTAGCAGTCGACGAGGCGGGCCAGTTTCGAGAGGCCGACGATGCGTGCGCCTTTCTTCGGGATGTAGCCGACGGTGGCCTGTCCGTGGAATGGGAGCATGTGGTGTTCGCACAGTGACCAGTAGTTGATGCCGGCGAGGACGATCATGTCGTCGTGATCAACGTCGAAGGTCTTGGAGAGGATGACGGCGGGGTCGAGGTGGTAGCCGGCGGTCATTTCTCGCATCGCCTTGCATACACGGGCGGGTGTGTCGAGGAGGCCGTCGCGGGTGGGGTCTTCACCGATGTAGGTGAGGAGGTCGACGATCGCGTCTGTGGGTGGGTTCATTAGATGCCTCTTTCGTTTCCGTAGGCGAGTACGTGCAAGCGTGGTGAGATTCCCCATCCGTTGTTTGCTGCTGTGCGCATGATCGACGGGAGGTGAGGGGTGATGCGGTCGGCTGTTGTGCCTTCGGGCATGACGTAGATGCGGTGCGGGGCGACGTTCGGGAGGTGCCGGTAGATGTAGTCCTCGACTTCTTCGATGTCGTCGGGACCGGCGATCACGAACTTGAAGGTCGTGTCGAGGCGGGCGAGGGTGTCAAGGGCTTCTTGGTTGATGCGTGCTTCTCGATCGACTCCGCTGTTTGCCAGTTTCGGTGAGCAGTTGTAGGAGACGACGTTCTGCCAGTGCAGAAGTTGATCAGGGGCGATCGTGCCGTTCGTTTCGATCTCGACCGTGATCCCAACTTGTGCAAGCATCGCGATGAGTGGTTCGAGCCGTTTCTGCTGGATCATCGGTTCACCGCCTGAGATGACGATGCGGTTGACTACGCCGGCACAGCGTTCGATCAGGTGTTCGACAAGGGTGTCGACCGAGATGCGGTCGAGTTCGACGGTCTTGTCGTAGGCGACACCGTTCTTGCCTGTCCAGTCCCATGTGAACGGTGTGTCACACCATGAGCAGTCGAGGTTGCAGAGGCCGAGACGCAGAAATACGACGGCGCGACCTTGTGATCGTCCTTCGCCTTGGATCGTCGGGCCGAACACCTCGGACACGGTGAGCGTCGGGGAGTCATCGGGAAGTAATGTGAGAGTCACCATGTCACCTTTGCTGTGCACGAGGTTGTTTCTTGTATTTCGACCGAGACGACGTGCAGCGGTGCGAGAAGGTCGCTGAGTTGTCGTGCGGCTTCCGCGGCGAGATTCTCGGCTGTCGGTTGGAATGGGAGGACGATCGTGCCGGGCAAGGCGCGAAGGTCGTGCGCGATCGGGTCGTCGTCACCGACTAGAAACCGATGATCCCACTGGTCGTGGATGACCATGAGGGCGGTCTTGATGCGTGAGAAGTCGATCACCATGCCGTGTTCGGGGCTGTTGTCGGTCTTGACGGGGCCGGCGACGTTGACGGTGAGGCGGTAGCGGTGTCCGTGCAGGTTCGAGCATTTCGACTCGTGGCGGGCCACTCGATGCCCTGCGTCGATGTCGACATACCGTTCGACGGTTGCGATCATGCGACACCACACTGCGCTTTCCAGAACTCGGTGTCCTCATAGTCGGTCGGGTCGATCACGCCGGCGAGATGGAACGCTTCTGCTCGTTCGACACACGTGCCGCACCTGCCGCAGTGACGGTCGCCGCCCTTGTAGCACGACCATGTTTCTGTCCAGTCGACACCAACCTTGTCGCCCTCTGACGCGATCGCTGCCTTGTCGCGGTGCACGAACGGGGCGATGATCCCCTTGAAGTTCTTGTGCATGCCGGTCATACCGATCAACGCTGCTGCGCTTGCCGCCGCGATGAACTCGGGCCGGCAGTCGGGGTAGATGAAGTGATCACCGCCGTGCACCCCGGTTGCGACGTAGTCGGCATCTTCGGAGACGGCTATTGCGACCGCGCAGGACAGCATCATCATGTTGCGGTTCGGGACGACTGTCTGCTTCATGGTCAGTTCGGCGTAGTGACCGTCCGGCACGGTCGTGTCGCCCGTGAGCGATGACGTGGCGATCAGTCGTGTCATCGAGGACAGGTCGACGATCGAGTGTCGTGCTTCGAGCCGTTGCGCACATCTGCTTGCGAAGTCGATCTCTTTCTTGTGTCGCTGTCCGTAGTCGACGGACAACAGGTGCAGTGAGTGGCCTTGGTGGGCGAGGACGTGCGCAAGTGCCACACTGTCCATGCCTCCTGACACGATCGCAACCGTGTTGGTCATCTGGGTTCTCCTATCTGGTATGTGACGGTTTCGACGATCCCGCCTCGGATGTTCTGGACAAGCACGATCTGTATCGCGTCGATCGTGCGTTCTGCTTGCACACCGAGGTCGATGATCTTGTTGCCGATCTCGATCGCGAGATCCTCCGCAAAGATTCGCTGGTCGCGGAAGGTGGTGAGCCACAGTTTCAGTGACTTCGACTCGACCGACACGTCGGCAACGAACGTGATCGTGCAGTCGTAGATGTCGGGTTGGATGCCGGCGACTGCCGGGCACAGTGCTTGCACCTCGAGGCTTTGGAACGACACCATCAACTGTTCCCGCAACGGGATCGGGGTCAACTGTCCGATCTCTGACTCGTCAACCTCGCGACCGAGCATGTAGTCACTCATCTTCGTCTCCTTCTCCTCGTGTCACGTGTTCTGATAGATCAAAGTCGAGGCTCTTGGACGGGAGACGCAAGGTGTCGCCGTCCACGCTTGTCTCTTTCGACATGAACGTGCGCCCGTTGACTCGACATCCGGCGCGGGACAGGTCTGCGACGATCGCGCTCATCGACAGCATCATCGCGACGACGTTGCCGTAGAACCCGGGCATCGTCTTGGCGACTTCCTTCGAGCCGCCTTCGGGTGTGTAGCACAGGCCCCATCGTGCGATGTTCATCAGATGGTTGTTATCTAATGAGATCACATCTTCTCCGAGGATGCCGAGTGCGTTGCGCTGTCGTTTCCAGTTGCCGCCGAGCAAGTGCACACGCCGGCCCCTGTATCGGTCGATCGGGATCGGTGTCGCACCGTAGGCGGTTGGGATCGAGTAGCCGAGCATGAACTTGTCGGGAATCTGGTCGAGACAGTCATACTTTGGGACGATGATCACGTTCTCTGCGTACTGCTGCACGTCCTCTGCCATCCCGATGATGTCGTCGAAGTCGTAGAAGTCGATGCCGGCCTGTTCACACTGCGTCCGAGTCATTATGTCTCGGACGGTCGCATAGCGAGGTTTCAAGGTCTTGACCGCCTCGACGTGCTTGTCGTGATCGTACTCCTTGAACTCGTTGTCGACGAAGTTGATGTCGAGTGAGAGCGTTTCGACTTGCGCAAGGTACGAGGGAGAGACGGCACGGCTGATGATCCCGGGCATGAAACCCATCGCCGTGCTGATCTTGCCGAGGATCGGGGAGGCGTTGAAGAACACGTCGATGTTGTGCGTCAACGAGTCGTCGTCGGCGGGGTCAGCGTTGTCGATCTGATCCTTCGCGCCTTGTTCGTCGGTCGTCAGTTGTGCAAGCAGATCCTCGACATCTTGTGCGGTGTAGCCGGTTGCGATCAACAGTTCGGGATCGACTGCGACTTCTTGCAGCATGTCTGCGAGGTCGAAGTTGTCGTAGGTGCCGAGATCACCGACACGGTTGTCTGCGAGCGCAAACGCCTTGGCGGTCGTGTCGTCGTCGTCAACCCACACGACTGCGATCTCTGCCCACCCGAGTTCACGGGCGGCGATGAGTTGATGGTTGCCGGCGATGACTGTGCCGTCGCGTCGTGCGACGATCGGTTTGCGTTGTCCGAACCGTGCGTAGGACTGCTTCACCGCTGCGACGTTGCCGCGCCTCGGGTTGCCGTCGAGGGTGTGCAACTTGTCGATCGGGACGGCAAGCGTCCGTAGGTCATCTGCGATCATCGTGTCTCCTGTGCAGTCTTGCTTGTCCCATCTCCGAGAACCGTCGTCCGTTCATCTTCTTGACGAACTGCGGGATTCTGTTCGCTGGTATGCCGATCATAGTCGTGCCGAGAAAGATAGCAAGCAGGTCAGATGCGCTCTGGCTTTGGTATCCTGCCGCAACGATCGCGCCTTCATCGGCGAATACGTCGGCGTGCCGATCTATGTCTGGTTCGATCATGTCGTCTTGTAGGCCACCAGTTGAGAACAGATAACGAAAGTTCGGTGGCACGATCGCAGGATCGAGAATGTTCTTGAATAAGTCGATCTCTTTCGTGTAGGCATAGAACAGCACGTCCGGCGTGAGACGTGCTACGTGCAGCCAGTCGACCAAGTAGTCGTGAGAGAAGAAGTCGCCGCTGTCGTGTATGCGTACTGCTGCCCCGCCGTGTGATGACCACCGATCGAGCCATCGGTCGTTTGTTGTCGGCAGGTCACGAGGATGGCTTGTTGGTCGAAACTTCTTACGCATCAGTTCTGCAAGCATCGCCTCAATCCATGCGTGTCGATCATCGAGGTAGAGCATGAGGTTGCGTAAGTGAGCCGCTGCGACTGCCGGGAAGCGGTAGGTGCCGTTTCTCGCATAACACACTTGTGCACATGCACCGGCTTGTGGGCAGGTGTGGAATCTTGCACCGTTCGGCAACTCAACGAACCATGCTGGAATCGTCCAGTTCCAGATCCGATGATGTCTTAGTTCGCTGTTCTGTCTCAGCAGATCGCGTGTTTGCTCCTGTGCCATGTACCTGTCACCATACCACGTTTGCCGACTCAGGTTTCTGCGATGGCGTGCACACATGCGTCGAGGACTGTCATTTCTTCTTCCCACCTGATCCTGATCAACTCGCCTCGAGTGTCGGGGCCGGCGGCAAGGAGTTCGACGATCGCGATGCAGTTGTGCCCACAGATGGTGCAGGTTTCGGACACGAGAAACGGGTAGTCGTTCATTTGAGTGACCGTCCTGCCCACGCGCCGGCGCAGAAGATAGCGAGAAGCATGATGGCTTGGCTGATCAGGTCGGTCATGGACGGAGCACCTTTCTGACTGTGTCGAAGTCCTTGGGCCTCCATACGTAGGCCTCGAGTCCTGCCTCGGCTGCTGCCGCGAGCCATTTCTTCTGTCCTTCGGTCAGTCGACCTTTGTCTGACTTGAGTTCGATCACGATCGCTCGCCGGCCCCGGAACGCTATGTAGTCGGGGAATCCACGGTAGCCCTTGAAGATCGTGCGTACACCGCCTCCGGGCACCATGCCGGGTTGATCGTGTTTCCAGAGCCAGCCGTTGACGTTGAGCAGGTACTCGACTTGGGCAGCAAGTTGTTTCTCAAGCATCGACGACAAGGCCCATCGGTTCCCACAGCCCGGCCTTGTGCGTGCTTGATGCAAGCAACAGGACTGGTTTGCCTGATCGTTCGTCGAGGTAGAGGTCGACACGGACATAGAGCCCGGTGCGTGCCCGATGAACCTCGCGCCTCCAGTGCACGACGGGCACGTCGGCGGGGGCGATCATCAGTCCTCGATCGGCATGCGGAGGAACTGTGCGACAGCGACCCGGATCAGGTCTGACCGCTTCACCTTCTTCTCGCCGTCCTGTGTCATCTGTTCTGCCAACTTGGCAAGTGCGTCGTAGTGCGCTTTCGGGATGCGCGCTGCGATCGTCGGGTCTGCTTCTGTCCTCATGGGCATCGCCCTTTCCATTTCTGCACCTTCGGGTGCTTGCTGTTGCAGATCATTCGATCGAGGCCCATGCAACCGTGCCGGATCGCGCCCCACCCCCACGGACCAACAGGCCACACGAACGATCCGTCTGACTCTGTGAACCCGTTGAAAGCGATGTTGTCCACGACCTCTGCTTGGTATCTGGGTGTCTGGTTTCGTGCACTCGACGTGTTCGACCACCGCTGCCATGTTCCGCGAGCGATTCCGAATCCACCTGTGTACGACCTCGACTGATGATCCCATCTGAGGGTGCCGTCGGCACGTGTCCCGGTTTCGCACCGGGCGAGGGTCTTGTAGAACCCCGAAGGCATCACGAGGCCGTGAAAGACCCCGCGTGCTTGCACATTACTTGGTACTGACATGATCGACAAGCACACCATGATTCCCATGAGTCGTCTCAACTGCTCGCTCTCTCGCTCGTCGGGCCCCACGAACGTCCCAAGTAGGGACTGCCGGCCCGCAGGCCCGGCTGTTCGATCAGCCCTGATCGTGCACGTCCTTGCGTGCTACTGCGTCGGTTGGTCATGTTGACCTTAGTCGATGCTTGCGCGATCGACACGTCGTTGAGACAGTTATTGCTCATCTGTCTCACGCTCTTTCATAACTTCCTCGAGTTTGCGTCGTGTTTGCTCGAGTTCTTCGCGTAGACGATCGACTGACGTTTGCAGGTCGCGGATGATCGCGTCGTGTTCGGTGGTCATAGGTTGAGTTCCTCCTTAGTGCGCATCTCGATGCACACCCACCGCATCAAGAAGGCCTCGTGCACGAGTGTGCCCATCGAGGGCCTGTCTTTCATTTCACGCTTGTAGCCGGCGACACGTCTCAGGATCATGCCTACGTCGTCGGACGGTTCGTGGTGGATCGTGACATACCACTGCGGTTCGCCTTGTTCCGACAAGTCGAGACGAGCGATGTAGAGGCGCGAGAGATCACGTTTCATGTCGTAAGCCTCGACACAGATCGCTGTCTTGATCGACGGGTCGACATCGGCGCAGTCGGCAAGTTCGCCCTCGCACGGTGCCTCCTCATCGGCACCTCTTGTCTGTGCGAACACTTCTGCGATCTGTCCAACGATCTGTGCGTCAACGGCTCGAGCCGTCATGGAGTGGAACGCGACTCGAGCGGGGGCCGGCAACTCGTAGCCTTTGGGATCGAACGGTTGTGCGAACACGGTCGTGTCTCGCCCGATCGCGAACACGGTCGGCATGACGGCCCCATCTGTTTGCCACATGGTTGTCGACTCGTTCAGGATCAACGTGCACGCCTTGTCGATGTTCATCCCGTGACTTCTTTCGGTTGTGGGAGGTCGACTGCTGTGATCTGATCACACTTGAAGGTGAGGTGGATGCCGGGTTTGACTTCGATGCGCGCCGTCTTGGGCCGCTTCGGTGTGTCCCATCTCACGAGTCGTCCGATCCTGCCGTCAGCCATCTGCACGAAGGCGCGACGGGCAGCGGCGGCGACCATCGTGCCTCTGTGCACGTCCTTCGACGATGCAAGTGTTGTCTGGAAGCACGGCATGATCATCGTCCAGCCGGCGCGCACGTCGGCAGTGTTCTCGAACAGAAACCGCATCGCTTCTGCTTCTTGTTTCGCTTCGACGACGACTTCGATCGCGTCGTTCTTGTAGAGCACGGCGAAGGTGTATGTCTTGAGTGCTGTCGGGTCGGTCATGGGTTCTCCTATGTGTCGCTGTCTTTCTTCTCCACACGCTTGATCGTTGCAGCGATCGCGTCCGGGGTGATGGGTGGTGCGCCGACTTTCTTGCGCACAGCGTTGATGCGTCGTGCGATGTCGGCCTGTCTGTGCCCGGCCTTGACGAGCGAAACGATCAGATCGTTGCGTGCGTCGTAGGCGGCGAGGCCCTTGCAGATGGTTCGTTCGAGACGATCAAGGTCGTCGAGTGTCGGTTTGCTGTCGGTCATAGTTCTTGCCGAGTGTAGTCGGTCAGGTCTGGTGACGCACGTTGGCAGACAGTGTGCGTGTTGCGTCAAGTCGGGCACGGAGACTGAGCAGCATTTCTTTCATCGCTTGCCGGCGTGCCTCCGCTATCTTCCAGTCGCGGAACTGAGGGGCCGCGCTCACGTCGACACGTGCTTGTCGTTCTTGGGCGTTCATCTTTGCGCCTTTGTCGGCAAGGTCGATCATGGCTCGAGCCGCTGCGAACTTGAAGTCGGCTTCTGCGATCGCTGCCGTGTCGGACAGGTCGCTGTAGGTGTAGGTCGAGTCCTCGATCTCTTGCGACAGGGCGAGGATCATGTTCTCGATGTCGCCTTGAGTGAGGACGTGCACGGGACGGTTCATTCGAGTTCCTTTCGGGTGGCTTGGATGCGTGCGATCGCGAGTGCGTTGCGTCCGTTCCGCAGATCGTCCTCGATCTCGGTCAGAATCTCGAGAAGCAGTCGCGCCGAGACGTTCGGTTTGTATGCGTCGGTGGGGCGGTGGTCTATGTGCTCTGGCAGCACGTAGATCGCGCACTTGTTCCTTGTCTCGCGGAGGCGGCTGATCACGTACCGTTTGTGCATCGTCGACAGTGCACCTGATGCTTGCCCGTGATGCCACCCGGTTGCTTTCGACAGTTCGTGCCATGTGAGGCCTTCGCGTCCGGCGACGTTGAGCAACGTGAGGACGGTTTGCTGCCGTTCACGGGTGCGCCCGGTGCGATCGTCGTGTTCGGCTCGAGCGCGACTTGTTTCTGATCCTGACCATCCTGACGTGTTCCCGTAAGGCAGGGCCGGCAGTAGAGGGTCGGGCAGGTCGAACAGTGTGGGCAGGTCGTTCAGCATGAGGCGTACCCGAAGAACACCCACGTGTTGTCGTCGATCTTGATCGCCGCGCATGGGTCCCATTTCTGTTCACAGACCTCGGTGATGCGGTCCCACAGTTCTGCGCCGACTGCGTCACGGCGTTCCGCTTCGGTCATTTCGTCTGACCATTCGTTGTAGAGGCGGTGCACTTCCAGTGCACGATCGAGACTCTCGAACGTGAACTCGTAGTACCCGGGCTTCTCTGCGATCGTGCCGGTGTAGCCGCTGTGCCCGTGGTCGTACTGTGCGCGCCTGACTGCTTCGTCGAACGCTTCTCCGATCGTGTTGCCGTGGGAGATGGTCGTGAAGAAGGAGGCTCCCATTACTGGTTCTGCCTTTCGTACACCATCTGCTCGATGCACTCTGATGCGTACTGCTCGGCGGGTGCTTCTTCTTCCCATTCGGTGACGACTGACTGCCACATGTCGGGTGTGATCTCGCCGTCGTCGTCGAGCGTGAACTCCTCACGCTGCCACCACATGACGATGATCTGTTCGTCGGGGTCGAGGCCGGCAAGGATGCCGATCATCTCTTTCGCTTTCATGTTTGCTCCTGTTGTGCTGTTGGTTTGCGTAGTAGGCCGAGTGTGATCGACCGTGCTACTTGTTCGTGGACTGCCGAGTGGTGTGCCCGGCATAGGGTGATGAGATTAGTCGCTTCGTCTGGCCCCCCTTGCGACCGTCGAAGAATGTGATGAGGGTCGAGCCGGCCCCAACACGTGATCTCTGGCATCAACGTGCGTGCCACGCATCCTCGATCGCGTGTGATGACTTCTGTGTAGAGGTCTTTCGGTACTCCTTTCGCTTTCTTCTTCGTCTTGATGGGCCCTGATCGTTTCAGGGGTGTCTTGCGTGTGAGGGGTGTTCGCTTCATGTTCTTTCTTGCTGACCCGGGTCGGGTTCAGTTTAGGCATACCCCTAGCCCCCTTTCGTCAGGGTGAGAGAGGTCGACGAACGGTTGTGGGCAGTGATACAGGGCTCAGGTACGACTGGCGTGCCACACGTCGCATCTCTGCGATCGCGCACTCTCTCCTAGATGTCTGCTAGGCCAGCGTCAGGTGACTGTCATCGCGTCGATGTCATCGTCACAACCAGAGCCCCGTGTCATCGAGTGGTTTGCACGTGTCGAGGTTTCTCACGCCTCTGGCAAACGACTAAGCGGTCTGTCTCTGATCGGCAAGAGGCCTCCCGTTTCGTTTGAGTGAACCCACCTACGCCGTCGATCTGAGTATTGGTGTCATCGGGCCTTGCCCGGCGTGATCATGTGGTAGGGTGCTGTTGCCTTCCTGTGCTGTTGGGTAGGAGCGGAGCCCTCGGTGAAGACCGGGGGCTCCGCATTTGTATCAGAAGATTCCGTCGTCGTCGACCGTTGCGATCGACCAGTCGAGATGATCGAGCCGTGCACGCATGTGTCGCCAGTTGTTCCACAGTTGGTGTGACAGTTCGGACAGTTGCATGAGTGCTTCGTGTTCGATGCCTGATGTCGGTGGTTCGTGGGGGCCGTTGTCGTGTGCCGGCAGCGCGTCGATGATCGTGTCGTCGACCTCGACGGTGATCGTGAGCGTGACCCTACTCTTGGTCATCGGCTCGAGCCGCCTTGACCCATTCGTCGTCCTCGTGGTTGTCGAAGGCGATCGTGATGTTGAGCCAGTCGAGGGCTTCGCTGTGTCGATCGACGTGCAGGTCCTTCAGTGCTCCGAACTCGGCGCGGAACTTGTCGCGTACAGCACGTGCACGATCGGCGGGCAACGTCGCGAGAATGTTGCGTATCGTCGTCTCTGCCTCGCTTCGATCCTGTGGGGCACTCACGGGGCGGTCGTTCGTTTGCGTTGCTCTCTGCGCCTTAGCGCGTTGCTGTGGCTTGTTCTCAGTGCGGGGGGCCGCGGTTGCGCCGTCGTCGTCGTCGGCGGCGAGGCCGAGACAGGCGAGCAGGTGGTAGCGACGACCGTAGGTGATCGCGCTGCCGGCCTCTTGCGCTGTCCGGCCCTGACCGAGTGCCAACGGCGCGAAAGTGACGTACTCGCCGGATTCGTGGATAATCGTCGTCGTGATCAACACGTCGTCGCCTGAGGTCGATGCGTTCTGCATGACTGCAAGGTTGTGACGGGCAAGGATCGGACGCACCATCTGAAGCGCGTCAGCAAGGTCGGCGTACTTGTACGCATACGAGTTGCCGGTCTTGGTCGGGATCTTTGCTTCGCGGCCCTTCGGCACGTCTGTCAGTTCTCCGAGTGCTTTCGTCAGTGCGCAGGCGATCTGTGCGATCGAGTCGGATGTTGCCTGCCACATGTCAGATCGTCTCCTGTGAAACTGTGACCGTGTACCCGGTCGCGTACTTGGTGCGGTATTCGTCGGGCCGGAGGCCGAGGGTCTTGCGGAAACCAGTCTTGGGATCAGCGCCGAGCGAGAACGCATCGGTAATGTGCTTCCACGTTTCGCGCACAGCGTTGGCGAGTGGCTGGTGAAGTTCGCCGGTCATCTTGTCGACAGCGACCTGCTTGATGATCGCTCTGACTGCGTCGTCGTACATCTGCTCCTTTGAGTCGTCGGTCAGCCATGCGCTCGACGTGCGCTGCTTACGTGTGAACACGCCCACGCCGGCGACGGTCATCGTGTCGTCCTCCATTCGTGCGCCGAGGCTCTCGACGATCGCGTCGATGATGTCCTTCAGCAGACCGCTTGCGCGGGTTGCGAGTTCGAGCCGGCGCGCCAGTTCGTCTGTCGTGCCTTCCTCGAACACCATGCTGATCATGTGGTGCAGTTCGTTTGCGACGTTGGCGAGGGCCGTGGTCGGGTCGGTGGTCTTGGGCTTCTTCGCCTTGACCGGGGCTTCTGATGTCATGTGGATGTCTCCTTGGTTGCTGTTGGGTTGACGTTTCCGATGGTACGGAAAGGGTGCGTCACACTTCGAAGCGTCGTGCTCTGATCGCTCGGTTGTGTTCCGTGACGAGTCGTTCGCGCTCGACGTGTGCGAGCGCGGGATGGAAGTTGTGCTTGTTGTCCTCTCTGTAGGTGCCCGATGTTTGGCACCATTCGCCTGCCGGTGCATGACATCGTGGACATTCGGTCGAGGCGATCGTGATCATGTTCAGTGGTTTGTTCTCAGAACAGCAGACGAGACAGATCGTTTCGCGAGGGCCGATCAGGTGCGGCATGTTGTCCTCGCACGGTTCGCAACGGGCGAAGATCACGTCGTCCGGCATCGTGGCGCGCATCAGCGCGTCGACGGCGTGTGCGCCGAACATCTGGTAGACGAGGTGACACAGGTCAGTGAGGGTGACTTCTGTGTCGTCGGGCAGGTAGGCACGCTTCATTGTGATCACCACTCCTTCGGGATGAGGCCGGCTTCTTTGGCGCACTTGCGCTTCGCCATGAGTGCGAGGTGCTCGGCGCGATCGTCGATCTTGGTCGTATGTGACACGATCGTCCCGTCGACGACTGTGTAGGTAGTGCGGATGCGCTCGAAGATGTTGTAGTGCCCGAAGTCGAGCAGGAGGTCGATGTCGTGCTTGACCCACTTTGTCTGTTCGTGCGACTTCCACGGGTTGCCGTCGATCTCGACGAAGAACACCTTGTAGTCGTTCATGCGTCGCTGATACATGCCGCCGACCGGCGACACGACCTTCGACTTGATGATCACGTCACGGTGCTTCATCACTTGACCTCGCTGATCTCGACGAGGCGCTGTCCGAAACCGAGGCCGAGGCGACCGTCCGACTCACTGCCGAAGTGATCGTCGCACATGAAGGCCCACGGTCCTTGCGTCATCTTTGCGTCGTACACCGCGGTCTTAGCGCAGAAGTCACACGTCGGTCTGTGGTCGACGTATGCGATCGTCCACTCGTTGTTGGTTGCTGTTGATGTCATGTCGTCATCGTAAGACCCGACCCGGGTCGGGGTCAACCATCTTTCGATCGCGTTGATCAGGCAGTCGGTTTGAGAGCGCGAAACCGCCTCTCCCACTCCTCGACATCCATGTCGACCAGTTCGATGTGCAACCACGGCCCGCCTTTACCAGCGGAAGATTCTGCGTCTTTGTAGATGCGCACACCCCGCCGGCCCTCACCTCGCGAACAGCGATAGCCGGCACCATGCTTACCGTAGGTGTACCAGTGCACTTCTGCGACGTTCAGCGCAAGAGAGTTGACGACGAAGAAGTCCCAGATCTCGCGTGCCTGCGTCTCGTCGTAATACTTGAGATCGAGAGCAAACCCGGTCGCGTGCACGCTCTTGTTGCCGGGACGATCACGCATGTCACGGTTCACATAAGTCCCGACGTTGCGTGATCCTTTCCATCGTCGCTGGCAGAGGTCAGCGCACTTGAGGATCAGCGCGCTCGCTTTCCCACCATCCCATGCCGGATAGTACGGGTAAGGGCGGGCCACTACTCTGCCTTACGTCCGAATCCGGGGTCTTTCGGGTTGAGGTAGCGCATCGCGGTCGGGATCACAGCGGCCCACAGAGCGTTCAGGGTTGCCTTGATGTCGCCCGTCGCTGTGTACGTCGCGAGGGCAGAGGCAAGAAGTGAGCGCAGGTAGGACGCGATCATGCGTCGCTGTTCGACCGTCAGTTTCACTCTGAAACCTCGACCTCGATCGAGTCAGTCGATCCTTGTACGACGACCTTCTTCTTGGTCGCCTTCTTCTTGGGGGCCGGTGCGTCCTCGTCGCTTTCTGTTTGCGACGGTTCTCCGTCGGTTTGCGCGGGGGCAACGTCGGGAGAGGTGTCAGTGGGCGGTGCCTCGGCTCGAGCCGCCTTCTTGGGCGTGCTTGCGATCGCCGCCTTGACTGACTCCTGCGCCTCTGACAACACACCGTCGGGGGCGTGCATGATCACTTCACCGAACACGCCGGCTCGAAGCACCAATACCCGACCATTTCGGTCGACAACCGCCAACGGCATCGGAGTCTTGTTTGTCGCGATCCAGATCACTTTGTCGAAACGCGGGGACTGTGCAACAGTCACCTCGACTCCTGTTGCCTCCGGCACGGGCCGCCTAGGGGCGCGCACGTCGATCGTGTAGGGCACGCCGGCCTTGGCAAGAACGTCTGAGAAACTCATGCTCAGATCTTACCCGACGGAAGTGTCGCCTCGGTGACTTGGGTGCGACAGGTAAGCCGCAAACGCTCGGAAAGGATCGAGTGGAGCCTGATCACCATCGCGGTTTCTGTCTCCCCACGAGCAACGGTTCGCTCCAAGAAAGTCAGCAACCACATGATCTCGTTCCGCGTCATCGTCGACTCCTACACACCGCTGGCATCTCATGGGGGCTCCGTGAGATGAGAGCCACGCAGCATACTCGTCGGTGGTCGCGGGAGTCAACGGGTCGTCGATGTACGGTTGAACGTGGGCCTCGCACACGGGCACACCTTCTCCCGTGATCAAGAGATAGTCGTCGATCGCCATGCACATGACCCTAGTCGGGTCGGGTGCACAAGTCAACTACAGATCGAGAAGTTTCTCGAGTGTGATCGGTCGACCTTTCAGCACCCACAAGTTGCGCACCATCCCGACCGGGATGTGGATAATGTGGTCGCCGGCATCGTCGCGCACACCGATCGACTGTGCGATCGACACGTGCCCTGTCTGCCCACCGTCACCAAGAGCAAGAAGATGCCCGATCGACGACACGAGATACTCGCCTCGATCCGGGACGTTCGACAAATACACCCACGAGTCCTCGTCGTGTGCATGAGCATCTGCCCACTCGATACGAACGAAAGGCCTGTCCATGTCAGTCCAACCACACCTTGTACGAGGCGGTCGTCCGGCCCTTCACAGGATCGACGAAATGCAAACGCTGTGATGGTGTCGCGGAGGCGGCGAGCATGACTCCAGCGTACCTGTTGTCTGATTCCGTAGAGCCTGTCTGGTACACCGTCCCGAGGCCGTCAGCCAGAGGCCATTCTGCATGCGTGTGATAGTGCGCGACGAAACAGTCACGGAACTCCCACTTGTATGCACCTGACTTCCAGCGGTTCACGTGGTTCACGATCGTCATCGGGGAGGCAAACCCGTTGCGCCCGATCTCGTCACCGTGGATCAAGATCGCACGGTAGTTCCCGATCTCGACTCGCTGTATGTCCTCCGGGCACTCCTGCCACGTCACACGCTTCTCGTGTGCAAGCAGTTGCCGTGCGAGTTCGTAGCACATTCTGTCCACGTTGTCTGATCGCGGCACGCTGTCACGCTTCGAGCCGATCCTGCCGTGGTTGCCCCATTCGGACACGACAGTCACATGCGAGTAAGTGGTGAGGGCGTGCAGGACGACATCGACAAGAAGGCGTGAGACGGTCACATACTGCTCAAACAGAGTTGCGTCGATCTCGAACGGTTGAGTGGGAAAGTTGAACAGACCCTCAACCATGTCACCACCGAACATGATCACAACATCGTCGACCGGGTGATCAGCACGCTGGATCTCGGTGATCGTCGCTGCCTTCTCACAGAACTTCATCACTCGATCGCGCATGACTTTCGAGTTGTACGAGGTTGTCAACTTTGCCCCTTGCCAGTCAGTCAGATGCCACAACGCCACCTCGCGCCCCTTCGACGACTTCGATCGTGCCCGGGCCGGCGACTTCGGCACCCCACCCAACGCAAGCATCGCCGCCTTCGCTGCGTCGTGCGTGACGACGACAAGTTCGTCGGTGCGCTGCTTCGCTTTCGCTAACTGCCGCTGTGCGTCCCGCAGTGCGCGCTCGAGATCCTCGATCACGCCTTCCTGCCGGTACTCATCGGACACAGGCGCAGTCCTTCTTGCGGTGTCGTCTGATCGCGTCAGGTTTCACGGTGATCCCGCGACGTGCAAGCACGCGACTGATGCTTGTCGCCATGATCGTCTGGTCAGCGACAGCGGCCTCGAGATCGGCAGCGTCTTTCTTGTCCATCTGCTCGATCGCCTTGGTGACACCGCACACGTGTTTCGGTGGCGGCATCTCCTGTCGCATTTCGTCTAGAAGCCCCATCAGTCCTCCCTGTGGATACTGTGGGGAACACTAACCGAAGTTCGTGTCGAAATGTGATCAGAACTTGATGATGTAGTTCAGCACGAGATAGGGCTGGAGGTTGCCGGAGGTCGCGTCGACGCTGCCAGCCCCCGTGTTCGCTGCTGACGAGGCACCTGAGGTCCCGGTGTAGTTCGGCACGTCGATCGTGTGGTCGTGTGATCCTTGCCCCGCGGTCACAGAGACGCTGCCAGAAACGCTGTGCGAGTGAGAACCGTCGCCTGAGTTGACTGCGATCCCGCCTGAAATGCTGTGCCCGTGATCACCCTGCGTGTCCGTCGCACCACTGTGCGTGTGCTTGCCTTCATAGCCGGCGACGAAAGAGTTGGTGTAGGCCGAAGTAGAACCGCCCGAACCGTTGAGGCCGGACGCGAGAGTGCCGTTCGTCGTGTGACCGTGCGTGCCAGAGGGGGTCTGGTTGGCGTTCAACTGATGCTGGTGTGCACCTTCGCCTGCGTTCGTTGAGATGTTGTGAGTGTGGTTGCCGTTGTTCACGATCCCGAGCGTGTTTGTGACCGCATGCGTGTGCGTCCCGCCGTTATCCGCGGTCAGCGAGAATGTTGCAGCATGGTTGTGCGTGCCGGCGACTGCGGTCGTGAACGATCCGTGGTCGTGGTCGATCGCGTGATCGTGCGCCATCGTGTGCGTGTGAGAAGCAGTAGACGACTTCGAGCCGCCTGTCTCTCCGAGCGTGTCGAACTCGGTTTGCGCAGAATCAAGGCCTACCGGGATACGTCCTGTCAGGATCGGGACACGGAATGTACCGACTGCCGGTGCTGACTGTCCCGCTGACGTGTTGTAGGTCCCGCCGATCACTGTGTAGAGCGATGCGTAGATCGTCTGCGAATAGGCGGTGCCGTCGCACAGCAGCCATCCTGCCGGGGCAGTTGTGCCGGCGTAAGGCATGACCGAACCGGCGGGGGCTGTCGCGTTCTCAACACGTGCCGGAACACGAAGATCGGTGATCATCGCGTTGGTAATGGTGCCTGTACCCGAGGCGACCGTCACTCGCGCAAGCACGAGCGCGCTGTTCGGGACAGCAGGATCAACAGGACTGCCGGAGGCGGTGCCTGTGACGACTGTGATCACAGCGTTGTCTCCTGCCGCACCGCCAGCGTTCGGATCGTTGACCTTCAACACGACAAGGTCGTAGCGTGTTCCCGATCCGGGGGCCGCAGCGATCGCGACACCCGTAGTCGCGTTCTCCTCACGGCACAGATACTTGCCTTGGAACGCCTGATCGTCACCCTGCACGACAGCGGTGCCCGCTGCGACTTGCACAGTCATCGCCGGCGTAGCACTCTGAGCAACAGCAAACGAGGTCGTAGTCAGGGTGCCTTCCGACCACAGTTGATCGAACACCGTGCGGTCCCACCGGGCCGGATAGTCAAGATTCTGGAGCCACAGTGCTTGCACAGCCATACCGTGATCCTACTCTACTTCTGCGTCGTTGACTGGCTTGGGAAACTGGTCCTTGACGGCTTGGATGCGGGCACGCCACTCGTCGATGTCGTGGAAGATCATGTCGAGTTGCTCGATGACAGGCGGGTAGGCGTTGCGTCGATCATCCCGGTAGGTCAAGGTCTTTGCGATCGCGACCGCCTTGGCAAACTCGTCCTCAGTCGGTTTCGGGACTTCCTCTGATCCCCAGATGAGCGAGTCATAGGTCACTTCTCCGTTAGCGTTCAACTGCACGCCGACAGGCAGCAGTCCTGTGGGATCAAGGATCTGTGGAATGTAGTTCCAGTACGACATCAGACCGTGTGCACCGTGAAATAGCAGGAGTCATTACTGTCGCTCTGGATCGTGATCCCTTGACCGTAGATACGGAGGCCGACATCGCCCACCCCCGCCGACACACCGAGGCCCATCGTGCCGGCAACGATCTTGTGAGAGTAGGCCTCGTTCGTGAACCACTGAAACTGAGTGCTCGCACCTGTGCCCGTGTAATACATACCGATCAGAAACCCACCACCACTCGTCGTGAAGAATGACGTGCCATACACCATTTCTATGACGGTAGTGCCTGTCGGGATCGTCACGGTGACTGATCCCATGTCGAGCCATGTCCACGCGCCGCCACCGAATCCGGCTCCGTTGCGTGCGTAGGCTCCGATCACCATCTCGGTTCCGAGTTGCTGGTTTGCAGCGTGCCATCCGTAGACGTTCGGGGCAGAGGCGTACCGTGGGACGTTAGCAGAGTCGATGTAGATGCCACTCGATGTCGACGTGCCCGACCCGCGCAAACGCAGCGTGTCGCTCTCCCAATACACCGGGACGTTCACGTCTGTGCCGGACCCGTTCTGTGTCCCGAGAGAGAAGTTCGGGTTGGGCGAGTTCGACTTAGTGCGCAGGTTGAAGTTGTCTGCCGCGGTTGCATACATGCGTGCCTCGCCGGGCCCGACAACGATGTCGCCTTTCGCGGTCAGCGTCTCTGTTGTGATCCCTACCCACGCAGTCCCGCTGTAGATCATCACGCGATCGGTGTCAGTTTCGTAGATCATGGTGCCCTCGACGGGCGAGCCGGGACGAGTTGTTGACGTGCAAATGATCAGACCCGACGGGCCGGTCGGACCTGTGGGGCCTGTTGATCCTGTCGGCCCGGTCGGGCCTGTGGGGCCCGTTGTGCCTGAGCAGGGCGTGTGCGCGACGACTTCCATCGCTGCGAGACGTGACTTGATGCCGGCGATCGTTGCGCCGAGGTCGTCAAGTGCGGAGGTTGTAGAGCGAGGGCGTGTCATTCTGGGTAGGTCCTTACTGCGGTCATCACGATCGTCAAGTCGCCGGCGGCGGTCACAGTCAACGTCTGTGCCGTGACCTGTGCCGTGACAGCCGTGCCCGGGATCGTCAGCAACGGGATCGACGAGTTCGAGGCAGAGGGCACTGTCTGTGGCGGTTCGACGATCGTGATGAACTGTCCGAGATCATAGTTCGAGTCGGTCAAGTATCGTCCACGCTCCAACTCGAACCGATACTGGATCTGAGGGCTCAACGTGTCACGCAACAGACCTTCTGCCTGACTGTTCACGTTTCCTTGCACAGTTTCAGACGGGAACGAGGCGTACCGCTCCCATCGCCCTCGCGTATCGGTAGGCAACGTCGGTGAGGTCGCTTGGTAGGCGGTTGTCTGGCTTGTGTCGCCGGTTGCGATCACGACGTTCGCGAACTGTTGCGCACCCGACGGTTTAGTGAGCGAGAGAGCGTTGTTGCCGAGTTCGACGGGTTGAGGGGCTGTTGTGAAGTCGTTGGCGTTCTTCGCTGAGTAGACAAGATTCTCGTCGATCGACCACGCCATTCCGATGCCTGTCGCAGCAAGGTTTGTGATCAGTTCCAGAATGTTCGAGCCGGGCACATAGTCGCGTTGAGTTGTCTCTGTTGTCGTGTTCGTCCCGTAAGTGATCTGGAGGTTTCCGTTCGTCTGTGTTTGCGTGTGCACGATCAACTGCTGTGCGATAGCCCCCAACGTCGACGGCCCGATCACCAGCGAGTTCATCGTGTGCCGGCCTGCAAGTAGACGGCGATAGCAGGCTGCTGTGACACTCAACGAGTTCTCGCCATGCGGCCCCCACGTCTGTTCGATCGCGACGATCCTCAACCGTTCGATCAACGTCCCATCGAGATACATCCACACGTCCGTGTCGAGTTCGCTCATCAACACGCCGGGCAGAGAGTTGCCGGGCATCGAGATCGACAATGAGCACCCGTCATCAAGATTCTTGTCGAGCCGCCAGTCGTTGAACACAGTCACGACCTGCTCGGGTGTCATGCCCGATGACGCTCCGATCGCTATCTGATACGGGAAACCACTCATCGCCTAACTGAACCACTTGTCATACCAGCAGACCGTCATCGCGGGATCACCAACCGCGCCGTCACCACCGAAGATGAGTGTGTTGTTGCCGGGCACCATGCGCAGATCGTCCCACGACCAGTCAGCAAAGTTGGTGTAGCCGTACACCGAGTCAGTCGGGTCGCCGTTGCGCAACATCGTGCGCTCTTGCGTGTCGATAATGATCGTCTGCCCAGACAGCAGTGTCAGTCCTGTGAACGTCACGAGGACAGAGTTGATCGCGAACTGCGGGTCGGTGATCTCGGACGTGATCGTTGCTGTCCAGTCGGTCGGTGCGTTGCCGGCAGCGGTCAGGTTCGTGACACCGTACACAGGTGAGGATGGGTAGTCGCGATCGAAGATCAGGTCGTACTGACGACCGAACTCCTCGGAGCCTGTGGCTCGTGCAACACCGCACACTTGGTCAAGTGCCGACGTGAAACTGTCTTGCGCGACCCACTGCAACACCATCGAAAGGTATCGGGGGCCGTCAACGACGAGTGGTGCGTCGGCTCCGCGCACAACGAGTGATCGGTAGTCGGTCGGGCGCACGTCGTAGGCCGGGCACACGTCAGTCGGGTTCTGCACCGTCCAGATGATCTGGGGCCGGACACGAGGCGACATGTACGGTGTGACCAAGTCAAGCAAGTCCTGTGTCGGCATGACTTTCTGGTTGTAGCGGATCGTCAACGTCACAGCACGTTGCCCCAAGTAGGTTGTCGTGTCGATCACGCCGTCAGTCAAGGCGCGAGGGTTGATGACTTCGCGCACTGTCGGCCACCCGATCGTGAAGTCGACCGGGATCACACCCGTGATCGAGTTGAAGTCGAGTTCTCCGAGCGTCGCCTCTTTCACGTAGATCATGCGTTGAACGTCCTAATCTTCTCTGCGGCAAGCACCTTCTGCGCAAGCAGATCGGCATCTGTCGGTTCGATGAACGTCGCGGCACCGATCGACACGATCGCACCTCCGTTGGCTCGAGCCAGAGCCGCGAGGCCTGTTTGCTCCATGATGTCGAGAGCACGGGCGGGACGTGTGATCGGGATCACCGCTTCTGCGCCTGCCTCACCGATCAAAGCCATCGACGGAGAACCGACAACACCGCCCGATGCCATCGCCGGGACGTTTGAGAACGCAAACTCGACATCGACAGCGAACTGTTCTTGCAGTTTCTTCAACTGCTTGGCGCTCAGTTTCTTCGACTTGAGTTTCACTTTGTATTTGTTGATCGTTTCGTTGATGCCGGCGACCAAGGCGGTGCCTGCATCGACACCCGCTTGCTTGAACGTGATAGCAGAACTGAGGCCTACTTGACTTCCGATAGCGGCAACATCAGCAGCGAGAGTATTTGCTTTGAGGATGTTGTCTGTCGAGGCGAGCAGTTCACGTGCGATCGCTGATCCCGTGTCAACACCGGCGGCAAGAACCTGTTGCAGTGCGTCCTGTGACAAGCCAGCAGCGAGCAGACGGTTGACAAGTTCACCGAACGTCTTGACCTTCACCGCCTGTTCATTCAGGGCAGTCAAGAAGCCTTTGCCTGTCTCCTTGCCTGAGTCATACGCCTCCGAGAACGAGAACGACTTTGTGATCGCATCGCTGACCGATTCCGCAAACTTTGAGAACTCGTCCTTCGCTGCACGCAACATGTCGCCCGCACGCTTCAACGTGTCCTCGAAACCTTTGCCGAACGAGTCGCGCAGATCCTTGATCTTCTTCGCTGCCGCGTCTGCTGCGTCGCCGGCCCCTTTCGTCTTACCACCGAGATCGTCCATCGCCCCGGCAGTCGTAGTTGCGGCATTACCTGCGCCTTCGATCGCTGCTTTGTCGGCTTCTTCGGCCTTTCTGAAGTCGGCTGCGCTGCCAGTCGCTTTCTTGACTGACGTGTCGAGCCGCCCGAACGACACCTCTCCGATCTCTCCGATCTTTCCGATGTTGATGCCGACATACTTGAACAGGCCGGTGAACTTGTTGATGCCGGCGGTGAAAGTGTTGATCGCCTTGATCCATGCGTTGACCATGAACTCGAAATACCCGATGACAGCGTTGATCACCGTGTTGACGACGATACGGAAACCGTCGAACTTCTTGTAGGCCGCTACAAGTACGACACCGAGCAACACGACTGCTGTGACGATCAACCCGATCGGGTTCGCCTCCATCGCAGCGTTCCAGACCTTCTGCGCGACAGCAGCCGCCTCAGTCGTCGCTTTCCAGATCTTCACTGCAAGGTTGATTCCGACGATCGCGCCGGCAAGCCCGCCGATCACACCAGTCAGGACGAGCACGAGTGTCGTGTTGTTCGAGATGAACGTCGCAAGGTTTGTGAACAGGTTGAGGATTCCGCGCAGCGCCGGTTGCAACGACTGTCCGATCTTCGTCGCAGCGTCGGTCATCTGTGCGTTGAGGGTGCGTTGACTGTTCGCGGCCCCGTCAGCAGTACGAGCAAAGTCGCCTTGCGCTTTCTGTGTTTGCTGGAAGATCAACTCGGTCGCTGCAAGGACACGCTGTTGCGGTGTAAGGGCTTGGGTCGTCGTGTCGATCAGCCCCATCTTCAGGGCTTGCTGCTTCAGGCCGGCATCGTTCAGCAGAACGCCGTACCGACGGATCGGTTCTGACTCGCCTCGAAGTGCGGCCCCGATAGCCGTGATCGCTTCCTCGGGAGACGTGTTGTTGAAGGAGGCAAGATCGGACGCGAGGACGGTGAACTTCTGTGAGAACCCTGCCAACTCTTGCCCGCCGAGGCCGGCAGCGTTGCCGAAGATGCCGAACGTCGAGGCAGCAGCAAGAGCCTGTGTTTGCGACTGTCCGATCGAGTCGGCAGCAGTCTTGGCGAAGTCCTGCACCTGCTTCGCACTGCTACCGAAGATCTGTTCTGACTTCGATGTTTCTTCGTTGAGGTCGGAAGCAGCCATCGCCGCCTTCTTCAACCCGAACGTGATCCCTCCGAGAGCGATCGTTGCTGGTATCGCCGCCTTCTGTGCAAACCCGGTGACAGCACTTCCGGCAGCCTTGAACCCGCCGTCGATCCTCTTGCCCACACCGTCAGCAGCGTCCTGCGCCTCCTCAAGAGGCTTGGTCACGCCGTCTTTGATCTCTTTCGCTACGCCGTCTGTCTTGGCCTTTACCTCAACATAGGCCTCGCCCAGATTCCCGTTTGCCACGGCCCTATCCTACGCTAACGACGTGCGCGTGTGACCTGAGCAGAGAACTCTGCCCACGCATCTTCATCGGAACCGTACCATGAGGGTGCGCCGGCATGCCTGAACGATCGTGGTGGTTCGAGGGCACGGTCGATCTCCTCCAACTGTTTCTCTCCTGCGTTCTCTCTGATCGCCCAGAGATACATGTTGCAAGCACGGTCGGGTGGGAGTGTGATCGGGTCAACTCCGCGACTTGCGCACCAGCCGTCAAACTGCTGCCAGTTGTGGACTATCCATCCAAGGACGACGGTGCCGGCGTAGGGTTTGCCTGCCCCGTGTATTCGAGAATCAACTCCTGTGTCATTTCGGAGAGGATCGTGAAGTCGAGGTCGTTGGCGACTTTGTTGAAGTGCTCGATCGCGCCGGGCTCGAGGAACGTGCGCACGAGGTCGAGCAGCACAAGACGCTTCTCGTCTGCGGCGATGATCTCGCTCTTGCCTTCCTCTAGCGGGGCTTGCAGAACTTCAACTAGGGCGGCGAGTTCGACGAGTTCGACAGTGGCGCGGAGGCGTACTGTCACGTCGTCGATCACCCACTCGATCGGGTTAGCGCGCCGACGTGCCGCAGCAGTCTGGAACGCTCTTTGACGTGTCATGCACGTCACTCTATCACCGACTCAAGTCAGCGTCCAGCATCGAGCGCGTTTCGCAGAAAGGGCCGACCCGGCATGCCTTTCACTCTCTTTGCGTAAGCGTATTGGGCGGTCTGCCCGTTCTTGTAGCGTCGCCTGCCTGCGCCAGAGTTGTTCTTGACGGGCCATCTGAGGACTCGTGCACGCTTCGGTGTGATCGGGCCTCGCCCGACGTAGACCCCGGTTCCTTCGTGCACGAACAGCGCATACTTCAGATTCGATCCGACACGTCCCACGATCTCGTTGTTCTCAGTTCGCATCTCTCTGGCGAGTGACGATCGCAAAGTGCCTTCGTCAACAGGGCAGAGCCGGCGTGCCGTGTTGAGGACACGGTTGGTGCGCACCATGATGTCTTGCGCGACCGGCCCCTGCGGTCCCCTGAGAAGGTCGTTGAGAGCCTGTTGATCGAGGACAAGGTAGGCCATTAGGCGACACCGATGACACGTGCAAGCCCGGCAGCGATACCGCCACCAACTGCACCGCCAGCGCAAGCAACGCCGGCGAGAAACCACTTGGCTCCCGTCATACTCGACTCGATCGCCTCGACTCGACGTTCAAGTTCCTCGAGGGCTTGCGTTCGTTTCTTGTCTTGTGCGTCCAGTTTCGCGGAAAGGTTGTCCACTTTCTCCATCACATGACCGAGTCGCTCAAACAGGACGGCGATAGCGATCTGGGGTTCTGCGGCGAACTCGGGCACGGCTCGATCTTACTCGCTTGCTGTTCTGATCAGCGACAGGTTGTTGGTGAGGCGATCGTCGTCGGGTGACAGGTCGACCGCTTGTTGTGCGTGATCGAGAGCCTTGGTCATGTTGCCCGTGTTGTAGTAAGCCACTGCAAGCAGATCGTGAGGAGTGTGCCCCCACGCTTCCGGCTCGCACAGATACTCAAGTGGTTGCTCGACGATCGTGAGAGCCCGTTCACAGCAGCGGATCACAAGTGTCCAGTCCTGTTGCCGGTACGCCCACAGTGCGAGATCGACCCACGGTTCACGTCGATCAGGTGCTTCGAGTGTTGCAAGCGTGAACCATCGTTCCGGCTCGACACCACACTTGGCGATGTAGCGCATGCTGGCAGCACGTTCGGGTTTCCAGACGGCAGTTGGCAAGGCGAGATGACGCTCAAACTCTGCCGCCGCCTCGTCCAACCGCTGATGGAAGAACAGTTCTCGCGCATAGTAGAACGCTGTGCGATCGTCATGCATCGCCTCGGCTCGAGCCGTTTCCAGCAGCGGAAAGTATTGACTGCGACTCTTGGAGTGATCAGGGTGGTGATGGATCTGCAAGTCGACCCACGCCTGATGCTCTGGGATGACTGGTGTGATCACTTCGTGAACGGGGTGCCGCCACCGATACCCGCGA